TGAGCTCCGTATCGCAATCTAGATTGATGCCCGACTTGGCTGTAGCAGCCTGCCACGTCTGCACAACAACATCCGTATTCAGGTTTTCGATGTTTTTGTCTGGGCCAGTATCAGTAACTACGTTGGCTTTCCAGTTTTTGCCTACCCCAGCATCGTTACCCCAGGCATTTGTTCCTGTAGCCTCTGGGTTACCCCTGCTTAGGAACGTGCAGAGTATCCGAAGGTTGGTGGTGTTGTAGAGAGTGGCTAGGAACTGCATGCCTGTAGCAGCAACTTGCGCAAAGTCAACCTGCATACCCAAGTAATCGAGGACGCCAGTCATTGTGAATTTGGTTTGCATGCCGTTGAAGGAGTCATCATCGGGACCAATGATGTTGAACTCGTTCTGCATGGCGGTGAAGTCTTTACCAACGATAAAGAACTCCATCTGCATACCCATGAATGCACACATGTACGACGACAGGTATGGGTTCTGTAGGTATGGAGTGTTCAGGTATGACGAGTGGAGCTTGTGGCTGAGAGAGTCCGCTTTGAACTCCATAGCTGCTAGCTTCTCAGTATCTTCAATGACGAAGTTCGTTTGAACTCCCGACAGTTTGAACGTACCTTCAATGTCAAAATTGGACTGCATGGCGTTGAAGGAGTCATCACCATCGGCAATGATGCTGAATTCTGTCTGCATCCCAGTATCTTTGTCAGCCTCAATAGTGAATTCGACTTGCATCCCAGTATCTTTGTCAGCCTCGATGGTGGATTCGGCCTGCATCCCCGTCTGTTTAGCTGACTCGATAACAAAATTTATCTGCATGCCGTCAACAGCATGCTGATCAGACTTCAGATACTCGCCTGATAGGTATGGCCGCTCAAGGTATGCTTTTAGGTTAGTGTGGGTCGTCATTAGCTTCTAATCCCCCTGCTAGAAATCAAGAAATCCCCTCGGAGGCTTGCTTGCTTCAGTTCATCCTTGACCGCAGGTATGACCCTCGTTCTCATGAATTGCTCATCCACTGGCTCTGTTGTCTCAATTTCCATAGCCACTTCGATGTTGAACGTGTTGCCAGCGGTAGATTTGCCCAAGTTCGCCTGCTCTAGTATGTTGAGCCCGAGCCCCTGGACACCAGTCCTATTTACTACAAATTCACCCGGCTGTAGTAGGGATTGTGTCCCATCCTCGGAGGAGAAGCCGCCTACAAGCCCGCCCGTCTTGCCTCTGAGTATGCTTGCGGAGCTCTCGATCATTTTGAGTAGCGAGCTTTTGATGTGCTTCATGATCTCTTTTTTAGGATCAAGCGTATCAACTAGACCTGTGACATCTTTTGTAACGCTTTCTACTGATACATCACCTCCACCGCCACCTGTACTATCTTTGTACGCTTTAGAAATAGCCCTTCCAATAGACCCGCCATATCCAAACTGCGGCATGTTGCCGCTTACAAGAGTTTCAAGGAGCTTGGCTATTTGTGGGTCCTGAGCTATGGACCTGGGGACGATGAACTCGCCAGGGCTTGCTAGGATAGGAACCGTGTCATTTTTCAGTGAGTCACCGGGTATACCAGCAAGCCCTGGTATCTCACCACCTCTGGCGAACTTCACAAAGGGTACGTTAACGCCAATGAGCTTCTCTACAGGACCCTTGGCTCCTGAGTCCCCAGATGTACTGAACAGCTTGGATAAAAGATTGCTTGGGTTCAGGCTGTTGAATGCCTCCTTGAATATGTCTCCGAGCCCTGAGAGACTCGATTTGAGCCCCTCCCACATCTTGGTACCAAAGTCCGTGAATATGCTGCCAGCAGTATCCAGGCCAGCCTTGAGGCTCTCCCATATCTTGCTGCCCATGTTCTTAAGTGCTGCTATTGGCTTATCCCAGGCCAGCTCCACTATTTTGGAGAATGAATCCTGGAAGAAGTCAATCGCTCCTTGGAATGCTTCCTTGATATTCCCTTTGAATATACTTTTGAAGAAATCCTGCGTTGCTGCGAAGGCGTCTGTTACCAGCTCCTTCAATCCATTGAATGTGTCTATGATCGGATCAAATGCAGCTGTCGTTAGGCCACCAAATGTGTCCTTGAAGAAGCTGACAATCGGATCCCATGCTGAAGATACGAGTGTTGACCAGGAGTCCTTGAAGAAGTTGACAAACACCATCGCAGTGTCTGTGAAGACTTTGAATACTGATTCCAAAATCGGCCCGAAGGTATCCTTGATGAAGCCCATGAACTTTTTGAAACCAGCGAAGACAAAATCAAAGGCACTATGAACGATTGATCCCAGCGTGGTGAATAGATTTATCACCACAGCAAACGCCTCTTGCACAATCTCACCGAGTGTTTCAAATAGATGCAACACTCCATGCCATGCATCTCCTATAAGATCACCAAATGCTTCGAAGAAGTCGATAATGAACTCCCATGCGCCCTTGATGACCTCTGCAAAGTTTTCGAAGAAAGCGATTATGGCATCCCAGGCCCTCTTGACCAATTTCACGAAGCCCTTCCAGAACTTCATAACCTTTGCCCACGCCCTACTCAGCAAATTAGCACCTATCGTGAACGATTCTCTGATTTTCTTCGCTATTTTCTCAGCTTGCTTTGCTGGGTCCAGGGCAGCACCAGCCTCCCCGAAATCCTTAACACTAAAGAGCTTGGAAGCCTCGCCAGTGATCTTGTCTAGCCCCGATTTGAACCCCTCAGAGATGGCAGCACCAGCCTCTTGTAGTTTGCTGGTGGGGAACTCAACACCTCCGAGTATATTATTAAGCGCCTTTTTCAGTCCGTTGATCACCCCTTTGATTATTGCAATGACAATCATGGGCACTAATTTTGCGAACGCCAGGGCAATCTTCTCAAGCCCCCCACTCATTGCCACGTCGATTAGGGCAGCTACAATGGAGCCCATTGCATCTATAAGGCCCTCGATAATTGCCCCTATGATGTCCGGCAAGGCTTCAAGTAGATTAATAAGCAAGTCCGGTATGATACTGATTATGCCCGCTATGATCTTTCCAAGAGCGGAGAAGATTTTCATGATTATGGTAGGCATAGACTCAAGCAGCTGAGCAAAAATTGCCGGCAGAGCATCCAGGATCTGCATAATAAGCCCTGGAAGCATATCCAGGAGCTTGCCTAAGCCGTCTACGAGCGCACTGATAAACTTAGGGATCATAGCGATGATCCCGTCTATAATTTCAGGCAGCTTGTCTAGAAGTTTACTGAAAGCTTCCACAAATTGATCGATGAACTTATCCATGCTGCCCATGAGCTTGTCGAAAGCTTTGAGCAAAGCGTCTGGGAGTTCAGTCAGCATGTTGTCGATGGTGTCGGCTAGGCCACTTATGGTTTCTGGGCTGAACATATCACCAATAAAGTCACCAACGGCCATTATCCCCGATGCCATAGACTTGCCAGCCGATACGAGGTTTTTTTGGGTGAACATGTCCTTGCCAATCTCCTTCAGATTGGAGCCAATTACAGACATATTGTCCATGAACCCTACGCTCAGGTCCACCCCTTGGAATACCTCTTCCCCTACTCGGAATGCTTCTCTGAGTTGTAATCCAGCCTTTGTAAAACTCTGGAATAGCCCTTTGATGACCTCTCCGCCAAAGTTCCGAGGCTTGAGATTAGAGAATACTTTGTCGAATTGGTTGAGGAGAGATGCCTCGTCAATTTTGACTTTTAGCTGTTCAGCCCCAGCAGTTTTTGATGCCTCAAGTATCGCCTTGTTGGCTTCAGTGAGTAGTCCCGAAGCAGCCAGCCGCTGTTCGAGCACGTCGAGCTGGGCAAGCTGAATGGCATACTCAGCATTAGCAAGCTTCACAGTCTGGCCTGAGCCAGCTAGGTTAGCCAGGTTCAGTTTGCCTACTTGCTTCTGGAGAGACCCAAGAATCCTAGCCTGTCGTTCAAGCTTAGCATTTGCCCTGTCGAGGTTAGCCGCCTCTTTATCTGCGAAAGCATCAGCCAACTTTGCCTTTTTCAAAAGCGCCGCAGTAGCCTTTTTGGTCTGATCTGCCCTAGCTGCTGCAATAGCTACCTTGCTCTGAGCTATGATCGCTGCCTTGGCCTTGTTTATCTCAGCAGTGTGGCTTCTTCTGACAGCAACACTCTTACCCAGCAAATCAATACCCTTGCGGATAGTATCTAGGTCTTTTAGCTTCTCAGCAGTCTCTACTCTGATCTTAGCAATCACTCTGCCCTGAGCGGCAAGCTGTGCTTTTCTGGCGTCTGAGTTTATGGTCGCTGCTTGTGCAATAGCTGCGTCTCTTTTAGCAATAGCGTTGTACTCTGCCTGACTAACCTTCAGCGAAGCACTCGCAAATTTAGTCGCAACTTTGTGCAGCTCCTCGGATACTTCCTTAGCTACCTTAGCCCTCTTAATGAACCCATTAAAAGAATCAGCTGACTTTGAGAAGCTTTTCGCTATATCAACACCAGCTACCTTTTCTATAGCCTTGAAAGCTTCGCTTTTGACGGCCTTCAATTCAAATCTGGCATTTACAATTGCCTGGTTGGCCTTCTCAAATTCAGTTCCAAGAGCATTTATGCTGACGGTTGACTGACTCATATCAAGGCGCTTGGAAAAGATGCTTTGCATCTCCCTGCCTTTTTCATTTACATGCACAAGTTGAGCAACAGTAGCCTCAGCAGCCGTAGCTGTTGAGGAGATCCCCTCAGTAACTGTAGCCCAAGCAGATTCACCAACTATCTCCAGCTCTACTAGCTGCTCGATTACCTTGTCACCCTCTTCAGTTAGTTTGACAATTTCCTCTGTACTGTCAGTAATCCAGGCTTTTAGCTTTTTCCATCCTATTATGGCTAGCTCGACAATCCTTACTGTCTTCATAAGACCTATGACCACCATTTTAGCGAGGCCAACAATCCTTCCGAACACGTTGCGGGCTATATCTCCGAGCTGCTTGAAGAAACCAGCGTTAGCTTTAGCGGATGCACCCGTTTTATCCATCTGTGGTTGTAGCTGCTTTAGTTCTTTGGACAACTCTCTGAACGCTTTAGCCAAAAGTGTAATGGACCCAATAATAAAAGCAGCTTTTAGGAATAAAGGATTAGATAAAAGCGCAAATGTAAATCGAACTATAGATGCAGTGACTGCTGTGAACCCTACCACCAGCCCTTTGAGACCCGCTACCGTGAAAAAAGTGGATACTGTGAATGTTTTAAGTGCTGTTGCCCCTGACAGTAGCGCAGCAATAAACAATTTGAAATTCTTAGCTGCCATCACTCCCATAGCTACATTTAGTCTTACTACAGATGCTGCTGCTATGTTAATTTTTGTAGCCATACCTACAAGACCAGCTTGAGTAAATAGAAGCTGTGCTACATATGCTATGGCCGATTTGGTAGCAAGAATTGTACTGACAACCATCTTCTTAAATGCATCAGCTGCACCAGCCAACCCTACTTGTGTTAGGGCAATAAGAGCTGTTTTCAAATCAGTTACAACAGGTACTATAATATCTAGCTTTTTTGCTGCAATCCCCAGGATTGCGTTCATTCCAAATTGAAGAAAATTCAGATGCTGAATGGCTAAATTAACACCTACAATAGCAGCCTTAACTGTAGCCAGTGTGACTACAAAACTTAGGAAAATACCTAACACTTTTAGCCCAATACCGCCAAAATCAACAAACGCACTCACAGCATCGTGCACTATAGATGGCAAGTTACTAAGCATTTGGATGAACCTAGTTTGTACCTGCGTAATTGATGCAAATAACGAGCTTTGGCTACCAAGCTTGGCTGTAAGATCCTTAGTCGCTTGCGCCAGTTGCTTCTGAGATCCGGCAATAGTATTCAATTGGTCAGCAGCGGCACCAACCAGCGGTATGGATTGCTCAAATATAGAGTTCATGACCAAAATAGCTTTTTCGTGCTTATCCAGTGCCTTGATACTAGTGCCCAGCTGATGAGCATACTTGGAATGGGATAGCGTTGCCTCATCGGTAAATAAACCAAGTGACTCGACAGCTGCCCCGTTGCCACCAAGTGCTTTAGCCACGCCCAGAGCTACCTCAGATAGCTTACGGCCAGTTGCAGCTGCAATATCGCCGGAAACTTTCAAGACCTTAGCATTTTGTTCAGCTGTAAGGCCAAGCGCAGAACCTTCTGCTATCAATATTTTGATACTTTTCTGGATAGACGTAACACCGAAAGCAGTAGCCTCAACCATTTCTGCTATTTGTTCATTCCAGAAGGTCAGGCTTCCTGTAGCCTCTTCGCCAACAGCCTTGCCGAAACCTTTGATGACGAATGTAAACGCCCTAGTAACTGTTTCTGCTTTTACGAATGCCTTTTCCCATTCGTCCATTACCGATAGTAGCTTGTCACCTACTGCAATAGAGAAAGCTCCTAGTGCAGCTATTGCAAGTGTTAAACCAGCCGACACACTGAGGGATAAAACACCAGCCATTTGGATTAACGACCCAGTAAAGCTGATCACTGAATTCTCTGATGAGGAAAGGTAAGATCCCAAAGCAAATAGGGATATCCCCATTGTTCCTGTTACCTCAATTAGCCCAATAATGGAGCCTTTCATAAACCCCATGTGGATAGCTGTGGATACAGCCTTAGCCCCAACTTTAACTGTGGCTTTAAGCATCGCAGCTAAGCCTTGCGCAAGCTTGGTATCAAAAAGTTTACTAAGATCGAGCCCAGTGAGTAGAAGCTTTTGGAAAGCTGGTACGAGCTTAGCGGTCACATCCTTGGCCGTTTTCACTGCGGCTACACCTAGTGACCTAATCCCCTTGTTAGCCGCCTGTAGGGTATCGTTGAGCCCTTTGCGCATGAATTTGTTAAGGTCCTCCATCCGGGCATGGAGGAAGTTGATCGACTGCTGGAACTTATTCACCTGCGCCGCACCAGCTGAGCTTGATCCGAACGTGCCAAACCAAGCCTGGTGGAAGTTTTGAACGGTTTTGACCGTTCCAAGAATACTGTCCCTAAGTATTTTGAATACAGACAGAATTCTAGTTAGTCGTTCTCTTGACCTACCCACAACTTCAAGAACGTCATGCATCGACCTTTGGAAGAAGGATGCAGTGCTACCTACTCGTTTGATGGATAGATTCAATTGCTCCATAAACTGAGTCATGCGTATCGTAGGGCCATGCATGCCCTTCATTACAGCCATCTGTTCTTTCATAGCTGGAATGAATAGCTGATACGTTTTCGTCAGATGGAGCACACTCTGATCGAGCCGAGTAAATCCGGCACTCATCAAGTGCTTAATAGTTGACAGTGCTGGACCAGTCTTGTTTATGAGGTTGTCGAGAGCATTTGCCCCCAGTACCACCCTGTTTGCAAAGCGAAGTGGAGCATCAAGAGTACCAAAGCCAATCAAAACAGACATAAGCCCAGCCATGGCTACTTCAGTATCCGATATCCTGTCTTTGACCACAGAAACTTTTTTCGATGTTTTGTCAAACTGCTTCCCAAGCTGCTGAGTAGCCTTGGTCATTTTGCGGGTTGTCTTGTCTAGCTTCTCCAGGTCTTTTGTTGGGAGTTTTTTTGCGGCAGTAGCTATAGACTTGTAGTCCTTTTCGAGCTTCTTTAGCTCTTTTTGGATTGCGATAGTCTGCTTGGTATTGGCCTTTAGACTCTTGGTAAGATCGTCTACACCACGCTTGCCCTTCTTGGTGTTAACGTCTATATTTATGAGTAGATCTTCAGCCATGTCCTACCTTCTCCTGGCCCGCGCTTGGCCACCGGATTTTGATCTAGTCCCAGCCTTGCTCTTTGCTGAGGTATCGTCTGTCCCTAATACCATCCTGGCTTTCTGCATAAATTTCTGCATGTCGTAGTTTGGAGCAAACCAAGAAAGAAGTTCAATAAACCAGCCTGGTTGATCCGAGATCCCACCAGAGTTGAGTAGAACTTTTTGTTCGCATGCCACAGTCATAACCTCGAAAACAGTGATGGCCTCTTGGTCACATGTCGCTTTACCTGGACAAAAACCATAGAGGCCACCTCCTTCATGTATTCGTATGGGGAAGATATTAGAATCTTCAGCAGTGAAATTCCACCTATCCTCCCTACATCGTCTTAACGTCTGCACTCGTTCCGGACAACCTGAGCATATAAAATTGCGTCCACCCTTTTTCAAAGCTGCGTGATCTGCAAAATGCAGCTCAAGCAATGACTCTAGCTTTTTTTTGGAGCCTCATCACCTTCACCAGCTGCATTCTTGCGGCCATTGTAAAGGTCCATCAACACTCCACTGTTGTATAGTGCGTTCACAACATCCTTAGCTGCGTAGCCATCCTTGTCTTTCTTAAACCCTGCTGCCCCTGGGCCTTCCATGCCTACCAAAGCGCAACGAACTTCATCCATCATGAAGCCCATATTGACGCTAGGCTTGTTGTCCACCCCTATAGTCACCTGGCTATTCATGACCTTCTTAGAGTCACGGTAGGGGAGTGTGTGCTTCATTACGAAGCGTGTAGGTTCGCCAACTATCGTAAGCTTTTTCTCATCCAAGTCTTCGAGATAGTTCTCGTAGTCTTCCTCGGAAACATCCTTGATGGATGAATCCTTGCTCACGATAATGGCGACAGTTTTTTCTGTGTCCATTGATAGTTTGAATGCCATGCAAGTACTCCAAAGCGCAAATTAGGGTTATAGGAAGCTAGCCGTTACTTCATCGGCAGCATCCAGGGCAGTCTGGTAAGCATTACCAGTAAAGCTGATTGGGATTGTTCCAGTATCTGGAACGGGAATCTCTGGGATAGCAAAAATCGCTTTAGGAACTTCCATTTTGAAGTGCCTCCCAGTCACATCACCAAGAATCAAGGTGATATCCTCGCCAGTGAAGTCTCGAAGACCATTGAGGAAGCCAGAAATCTCTTTGTTGAGGTTAAGCTCCATAGAAATCTCAGCAGTGAACCTTCCGCCTGGTGTGAACAAGCGTCCACCCAAGCCTTCTTCGCCGTAGCAGAAGTCTTGAAGCTCATGGTTGTTGACCATGTTAACGGTTGCTGATCGAACACAGTCAGTACTGGAGAGACCAACGATAGTGATTGAACCCTTGAGCCCAGTCTGAGGATCGTTGATGGCTACGTGAGGCTCTTCAGGCTCGTAGTAGGCCAGTATGGTATCGGCCAACGCTGATACCAGAGCAACACCATCGACAGTTACCACGTCGCCAACTACACCAGTTACCGCTCTTGGTGCGGAATCTGTCCCATCGAGGCGAGTAACACCATCGGTGGAGTCAACCCACATGACCTGAGCGCCGACTGGGAACCGAATACCCTCGCCAGAGGCTACTGTGATTGTGTTGCCGCCAGAGTTGTCTACAAGTGAGTTGCCAATACCTACTGTAAGGGCAGTCTTGGCCATTCCGGCCCACTCTGTTTGAGCTTGTCCGTCACCTGGGAAAGATGCGTTGTTGGACTCGACAAAGGCACCAGGTGCTTGGACTGCCCAAAGGTCGCCGTTCTCGTAGATTGAGAAAGTGATACTGGGAGCTTCACCTGAAGTGTATACAGGAGAACCACCCGTTACATCCTCTTTGCCCATTAGAGACTTCCAAAGAACCCTCATCGCTGGGTCAATCTCGGCAGTATTCAAAGAGCCGAGAGACGTGTCGATATTGAAGAACGTAGGAAGACTCCACTCAGTAGAGGTCTTCTGTTTGATGACACTGGTATGGTGTCTACCCGACCTATGTGGACTTGACTCTACCTCTTGAGTAAAGTTCACAGCTCCACCACTGAGCGTAAACATAAAGTCAGCCGCAGTAGGGGCTACAAAAGTGCCTCTTGTTGTTTCTTCTACGATGAAAAACTTCTGCTCTAGTGCGATAGCATCGTTTGGCGAATCGTAGATGGTCTTAAAGTTCTTAGCCATGGTTACTCACTCCTTGTAAAAAATTTTAAGCTCCACCTAGCATGCAGCCACCAATGTATCATAGTATTGGACAACGAAGTCGATCCTGGCTATGTAGTTAGGCTGTAACAGGTGCAAGTCTGTTATATTACCAGTATAAATCAAATGAACAACACCTGGTATCCCTAAATTGGGCTGGTCCCAAAGAGCCAGCTGGATTTCCCGCCTCTTTTCAAACAACCCCTGCTGATTTACCTCGCCAGTTATCTCTGAACGCATAATCAGCTCTAATGATAAGTTCCAATCTACTAGAATCCTACCCCTTTCGTGCTTGACTGTCTGCCCATTATCCCAAATCTGTACAGCGGGCAGTTCGAAGGGCTCAAAATCGGTAGTGCTGAGCTTTATTCTATCAAAGCTGACGTAGTTTATCCCAGCAACATCCGTCTTCACGATTGAAACAATTTTGTCCACAATGTCAGACTCAATACTCAAGAGATTAGACCCCTTATAATGCTGATTATGCGACCTTTTGTTGATTCTACAGCCGGTCTAAGGAACGGTCTAGCCATAAATCGACTGCCCTGTATCACGCCTTTGCCGGGGGTTCTTACCGGGCCTAGCTGGCCTCGATCTCTCAAGGAAGCAAACATAGCTTTGCGTTGAGGATCAGTAAAAGGACCGCCGAACTCATGTTGAGCGGCGTAGGGAACCCCAAATGACCCGACCCGGACCCCCACAGAATCTCGCCGCTGGTAAATCTCCGATTTGATCGAGTTCAGAAGCCTACCAGTATCTATAATACCCTTGCGACGGATGTTCTGCTTGGTTTCCGCCTCTATCAAAAGCCCTATTCGGAACAAAGCCTGCTTGATTTTAGGGTCACCAATATCAAAACCCTTGATCCGCCTGCGGATCCTGGCTTCTAATTCGGTGCCAATGTTTTCAAGTCGTACAGTTTCCGGCATCAGTACGTTCCTACGGCTTTCTGCGAGTTAGGTATCTCCAGCCTGGTGTATGCGTCGATGGTGTCTTGTATGTACTGGGGCATAGCCTCTCGGAAAGTGACGTTCTCCTGGTTCTTACCCTTGACCATGGTCCCAATACTGTCATCTGAGCGCATATTCCACAGAAACTCCACTCCCCAGAAGGCTGCGTCCTGGAGATCATAGGGCACGGTGGCATACCCGCCGTCGTATACGATCTTGACGTTGCGCTTCCCGCGGGGAAATAGGCGACGGCATCCAATCAGGACTATCCCCACGCCCTCTCCTCTGGTGCTGAGCTCCAGCTCATAGTCGGCTGTATCCAGCTGATCCTCGGCTGTTGTAAACAGCGAATTGCTATCTATCCACACCTCGGTAGGCTTCGCACATGGCCACTCGTTGAGCAAGAAGCTGTCGTTGCCAATACCATCGTGGTACTCAGTGATACTAGCTCTCTGGGCCAAACGACGACCTGTGATCTTCTCGATCCTATCGGTCGTGGCGTTTATAAACCTCTCGATAATGGTATCAAAGTCGGTATTGGTCGCAGGCACCCCCAAATGTTCTCTGGTGTCCGCCAGGCTGACTAAAGCGTAAGAAAGTAGTGCCACGGTAACCCCCTAAAGAGACTTGTTTGCATATGCTTGAGCCCTTCGAGTAGCAGCCCCGACTACATTTCCTTCCTGATCCCTTTTCTCTGGCTCTTTTAGAGGAGCTTTCCTTACAGGAGCTTTCGCTACAGCCTGCTTTAGCATATCTGGGTACTTGCCCAGCAGCGAATGGCCTATTGAGTCTTCCACTTCGATCTTTTGACCAACTTTTGACCATTTGAACGAGCCAGACGCAGTATGCTCCAGTAGCACATTACCTTTACGGAATTTAACAAGTTCTATTAGCACGTGCACCCCCTTGAAGTTGTTTATCCTATATACTTTATCCCATTTTTATTGGGCTTGACAATGCTTACCACTTGCCTTGTGGGCACTTAGACCCAGATAGTGCTATCTTCTTGCGATACCCACACCCACACACTGCACAGTACCAGTAGGCAATACTCCTGCGCTCCTTGACCGTTAGATACTCGCAACTCTCGCATATCGCCAGCCTCTTTTGGGCGGTCTCTTCGTCTGTGATGATGGATTTGTTCTTGAGAGAGGCACTAATTGCGCCAATTATGGTTTTGGCTTGCTCAAGTCTGGACATGTGAACCTTTTTGGTCATGTCCTACACTTTCAATGAGTGTCTGTGGTCATCCATCTTTGCTTTAACCAAGGCATCACGAGCCTTTTCCTTGGCTTCCATTTCCTCAGCAAAGAGGACTTCAAACTTGCTCATCCTCTCGTTGAACTCTGCTTTTAGCTTCGTGTTCACTTGAGAATACGACTGTACAACACTCTCAAATCTAGCTAGTTCACCTCCAAGACTCATTCCGGCGTCTGTCAGCTGGACATTTAAGCCGTCTGTGAGCCTTCTTTCTAGACTGAACAACCTGATAAATTTCTTGAATATATTCATGTATCACCTATCCTCTTGAAACCCTCTGCCATCAAGAACATTTCCTTGGATGAAGCCGATTTGTTCAGCCTGATATATCTGAACTTCTTCACCCCATCTCCTGTGAATGCCCTGTTGACCTTGAACTCCATAGTGTTTCCAGTCAACCACGCTGCGGCAATTACTTCCCAAGAACCACCATTGCCCCAATCGACCTGGAAGCCGCCCGACATACCGTCGCCAATAGCTCTGTCTCCAAAGATCACTCGGCTGATCTGCCATGACTGACCAGCTGGGATTATCGGGCTAGTCTCAATAACTACAGATGTTGGAGCCACTTCATTGTTATAAACGACTTGCACTCTGTCTCTGGAGATTGTCATAGCTTCACCGCTTGAAAGTACCCACCCATATGAGCTGGTTCAGTGAGATCATTTGTGAGACATATCCTCATGACCTTTGTCCCGTCTCCAATGTATGTTTTGTTTATGTTTTCATGATGAGATTCGCCATAGCTTGACATCACAATCTCTGGTGTACCCGCTGGATCCCATACGATGCATGCTACTGTAGCCGGTACCTGAGAGCTGCTAACACCAGCATTGACCAAGAACATCTCTTCACCATTCGTAGGCGTATAGTCTAGCGTCTCAGCGCTTGAGGCTGCAACGTTCTTGTATATGCGCTTATTGATATCAAACACGAATGACATTACGGTTCCTTCTCGAATCCTTTAGCCCAAAACTCCAACTCTGATTGCGTCGAAGTTATGTTGTCGTTGATCGTTATTTTCACATGGTCGTCGGTTGTGAATGTGCCCTGGACCCTAAGAATAAAGGGGTTTGCGAAGGTGAAAACACCAATCACATCATCTCGACCCGAAGCAATATCTAGGGCAAACCCTGTTGCTCCCTGGCCAAATGCAAACTTGTTCTTTATGTCTGCTGTTGTCTTGAGCATAGGCAAGGTTGTTATGATATTGTCGGACTGAATCTGAATCGCTAGTCCATTGCTAAGAGGTTGGTTCCCGGCTAACCAGTTCTTAAACTGAAGGCCGTTCCCCTGTCCGAAGATTCTAAGCTCCTCAATGAACAGGTCGGTGTTGGCAGATGCCGGAATAATGAACTCTTGAGGAGTACCTGAGCCATTGACACCCATGTCTGTGATCACACCTAGCCCGTCGAGGCTAGCCTGACCGATGAACAGGTCACTGAGCTCCTTGGCACTAACCAAGACGCTACCCGTGATCCCGAATAGTCCCAGCCTGTGAGGAGAGTCAAAATCCTTGGTAATGGATACGGGCTTGGGACGTGAGATCAGATTGTCAAAGCCCAACACAACAACGCCGTCGCCAGGGGTGCCCGCGACGCCCATGTTGAAGTCACCAGACAATGGTCTCTCAAAGAACTCGCCTGATAGTGAGAACTTCTCGGAATAGATATGGATGATGCCACGGTCCGTAGCTTTCTCAGCCTTCAGGAATACCGTCTGCCTGAACACAATGTCTGCATTCAACTCTTGAATGATACGGTTTCTGAATAGAATTTCATCACCAACTTCACCGGCGAGTACGGTGAATATCTTCTGGTACGCTGGGAGGTCTCTGTCTGGTGCAGAGGGATCGACACTTGTCCCGGCTATATCTAGGGTCCAGGTCGTGCCTGCGCCGCCTGTATCGACGATTTTGAAGAAGCTATCGGGCTGCTGGTCTTGGCCAAACGTGGTTTCTACGATAACGGTGGCATCTGTGACAAGCGCAGTTAGGCCGTCTGAACGAACCTTGGTCTGAACAGCCCGATCTACGTTAGACCCATCCTTACCAATGAGCCTACCCACAAACTGACCAAATTTTTGACCAATGCTACTCATATTTCCTCAAAATTTATGATCGCTTTGTACTTAACCCCAGCCGTTGATCCTTTGATATGGATAACCCTCTTGTCACCCTTTGGCGACCAGTTTATTCCTTCGCCATACTTGAATGTAGAGTAATTTGTCCCACCATCAAAGGATACCAGCAGATCTTTTATTATTGGAGTATTGGTTTGGTCGTTCTCTATCCACAACTCGGAAATGATCTTGTCGGGAGAGCTTGGAAGAGTCACTGGGGTTGTCCCAACATTACTTTCGTAATGCTCGGTGGAACCTTTCGTGTCTGTCATCTCAAACTGAGGCTTAACGTTCATAAAATCCTTTTGCAGAGTAGAGGAGGGTCACCAAGTCCCCCTCTACTCATAGCTACCCTTACTCAGTAATTTCATGCAGCCATAGCGTACCAGCAATCTCTGAACCAGTAGCTTCCAAAAGCTTGGCACGAAGCGTGATCGCCTGTATTCCAGTGCCCGCTGTTGTGTCAACTTCAACACAACTCATCTCGCAACAAAATGAGTACTGGCCGGGGCCAGTTGAGAAGTGACCAAGGATGGTCTCTGTATCGCCAACGCCCACATCGTCAATGTAGACTAGCTCGTAGTCAGCTTCCGTGCAGGAAGAGATTGCAAAACCAATCTTGTTGTACTTCTTGAGCAATGCCGCAGCAAAAGAACCCAAGTCCTGATAGGACGTTGATCCAGTTACTAGTGCATAAGCATGATGACAAGCACCTGCTTCGTCTGTGGTTACTGGCAGTCTTCCTTCAGAATCCAATTGAGGAAAGACAAGAACTCCAGCTGCGTCTATGAAAGCAGGTGACGCAATTGTCTTGTCAATCGCACTGCCCAACGTGGTATCTGGATTGGCAATATCAACGCCAGAACCAGTACCATCTCCATTGTCTAGAACTGCAAATAAGCCTTTTTTGTTCATGAGTACACTCCTTTACCTAAGTTACATCCAACGCCGAGATAAACCCTCTAACAGGACATCCAAATGTGGGCTCCGCTTCAGCTGTGAACTTCAGCTCTACCAGAGTACCTGCGCTGATCGGATACGAGGGATCCAGTTTTAACTCGATGTTCTTCCTCGCTTCATAGAAGACTCCCCCGTCAATCTCCGACCCGCCTACCAACAAAGAGAAGTCCCCAGAAGCACTAGTAGTTATGTTCAGGCGCTTTATTTTTCTGGTAACTCCAGCTGGCACAGTAAATGATACCACATTTATGACTGCACCGGGAATACTGGTCTCAGATCCCGACGCAAAGAAGGGATCACCCTCCTCCACAGCGGTAAAAGTACCATCTACTTTGAGTCCGTTATCGGTGCACTCTGCAAAATGTAATGTGTTAGTTGTCCTGTTTAAACATACAAATGGGATCCCCTTGTTGATAAGGGGTTCGAATATGTCCCCGTCCCGAACAAGAGCATTGTCTAAATCAGTAACAAAGGAACTAACCACAGTGATGTACACACCAAAGACTACATTCCCGCCTGTTACAATAGCTTCGATCTGTGGTTTGTTGTGGATTCTAGAAACTGTTACTCGGAAAGTTTTACCAACGTCAGCATCAGTAATTAGATCATGCCCTACTAGATCGAAACGTTCAGAAAGTGCGTCAGTTCCAGTAGTTGTATCGTAGTAGTTTACTTGGAGAGTTGCGCCGGGATCTATGCTTTGTACAAACACAGAGGATAAAAGAGAGTTACCTCTGATAGCCATCTTCGACTGATACGTTCCAGCTGCTCTTGACTCCAGCTTGAATATGTTGTTCGTTTCAAACTGATCTAAGTTGATGGTGGTGGGTATTACAGCCATTTATCTTCCCACAAGTTAAGAAGGGGGTGCTAGATCACCCAACACCCCCCACGAATAGTATAGATAAATGTTGTTTTATACTACGTTTATGCCCTGAGCAATAGACACTTCATTTGCACTCTGAGCATGCCCTTGGAAGTCTCCTCTCCACCAAGAAGCCACTAGCCAGCGATCTCCAGGAGGTGTTGGATCCATGACAGCCCGTACACGAATTGGGCGTCTAACACCCGACATGAATCGGCTTCGGTTAACCAACTTTACCTCAGAAAGGTCAGTGGTGACTCCATCATAAACACCAGAGGCGTTCAGGTCATCCCTGTTGTACTCAGTGATCACAATTGGAACACCGTCAAGAGCACTCAATGCACCCCGAAGGATGGTTGCCATCGGTCCAAACTTCTCGACACTGGTTACTTCAGCCAGTGCTCTCATTTGGTGATAGGCTTTGGAAGAAACCATCCAAACAAGATCCCGCTCAGCTACACCAAACTTGCCCATGGCAGTTCGCATGTCTCGAAGCTTGGCAGTTGTAAGTGCCGCTCCCAAGAAGTCAATGACTGATCCATTCGCAGAGTTCGCCAAGGCTAGCTTACGAAGGCCATCCCAGCTCTTTCTTGCGTCCGCCGCTGCGGTGACATCTGAATCCTGGTGAGTACCAGCGATGTCTCCGTTGAGGATCGCAGTCTCTACAGCACGCCCCTGCGCTCGGACAACCTCAGATCTCACTAGGGAAAGGATCTGTGGTGCAGAGTCCTCGTTTAGCTCCTCTGGAAGACACATGTACTCAACAAGCTTCTCAGCCTCTAGAGTGATCTTGCCGGTCCCGAAGGATGCTGCTGCAATGTTGTCCGCTGGATCGCAAGACTCAGCTTGCTTCCGTGCAACAGTGATATCTGTTTGGATGGGAACATCGAAAGGGCTTGAAGGCATGGTCACTTGACGGAATTGAGCAGCAATCTGTCGGTCTAGCTCAAACTCCTCGATGTAGGAAGAAGAAACGATTGTAGGTACCCAATCATCATTAGTAGTCGTGCTGAAAGCCTTAAGCTTAGGGGCCAGAACGTGCTTAGCAAAGTAGGAACCGTCTAGAATTCCCTTGACATTAGAGAAATTATCGCTATCGCCTACTGGTCCTCGGTCCAAAGTTTCCCCATGAAGGACCTGCTGGATCATTCGAGAAGTATCAAAATCTTTCTTAAGCTGGCGAACTAGATGGCCTAGCTCCTGTGGGACATGGGTGAAATCCTCATGCGCCGTGTTGACTTGAATCAAGTCTTTAACACTTCCACAACCGAAATAGCGCAATGCTCGCATCTCGTCGCTGTTGCCATTGGAGCCTGCATTCGTTTGAAAACCGCCGTTGGCAATCAATGCTGCCTGCTGGTTTTCATAGTTGGCTATAGCAGCTTCTGCCTTCGCCACCCTAGCCTCCAAGTCTTTTATCTTCTTCTCTTGTGGTTCCATCGGCGAAGCCTCCTTGCCTAAATTAAATATCTTACTACAAGATACCGAATACTAATCAACACCCTAAATTATTAAGTCTTTTGCTTAAGTTGTCCAAGCTTTTCTGAGCACGGGCTATTGTCTTATCTGAAACCGGCTCATCTTCTTCGCTATTTTCAACTTTTTCAGACTCATTATCTTCACTATCTGTGGATAATGTATCATTTTTTTGGCCCATGTCTGCAATTATTTGTGACAGCTTCTGTATCTCACCAATCAATACACCCATCATCACATTTGTCTGCTTCTGAGCCTCTAAAAATGGACTACCAAAGTTATCCTCATCAGGAGCCGTTTTTATAGGGACTGTTACCCCATCATCGCCCTCCTGCTCAGCTTGCTTAACTTCAGTAGCATCTACGTTAAGTGTAACAGCTTCTTGAAGTTTTGAAAAATCCCACTCGCCAGTCTCTTTGAAAGCCTCCATAGCATCAAAACATACTGAGAACACCTCACTCTTAGATTCTGGGGATAGTGTACACTTCCCGCTTTCCTGGCATTCGCTTACAGCAACGGCTACAGCCTGGTCTTGCTCCATTCCCTCGTTTACTAATGCAGGGACTTTGGAAGATACGCAGTCCTCAAAATCCTGCTTGGTAGAGTCTACGTCGTCTTCGTCTTCGTCGTCCTCTGACTCTTCTGACTTTTTGTCAGGATCCTCCTCGTCTTCTTCTTTATCGTCTCCTGCATCTTCTCCTTCTTCATCTTCTCCGTCTTTGCCCTTTTCTTCTTTATCGTCTTCGTCTTCTGGGCTTTCGTCATCTTCGTCTTTGGGCTCTTCATCTGCTTTTTCTTCATTCTTACCCTCGTCCTTGAAAATAGCAGCTACAGCAGCCTTGAAATCGTCAGTGGGCTCTACGTTGCCCGCCAGGATGTCCTTAACCTCATCATTGGTGATACTAGCAGCCTCTGCCAGCATCTCGGTAAGATCCAGTCTGTCCTGTCCCTGAGCTTCTAGCATGTGAATTTGCTCATGGGTCTTCTGTGCAAACTCTGCGCCCTTCTGTTCAAGAACTTCCTTCTTGATCTCGTAGAGAGACTTTGTGGTCAAGGATTTCTCAGAAACAGTGAACAGAGAGTCCTGGTTCATTGGGACGCCCACAATGGATACTTCAAACAGCTCGGCTTTAGTAATCCGGGTTATTTCCTTTACGTCCTCCCCCTCACCAATCTGAGATTTCTCAGTCTCCTTTGGGTCAAATCCCACAGAAAAAGCCTGGAGGATTTTCTCTTCCACCAGGTCTCGTACCATTCGAATACCGGGGGCCTCTGAATTAGATAGTCGGACCTTAAGAAAGAGCCCTTCGTCAGTCTCCTTGACCTGGGTAGCAGTACCCACTGGCGTACCGCCAAGAGTATCGAAGCCATGGTTGAACAAAATAACCGGGTTCTTTTTGAAATTGTCAAGCTCCCAGGCATTTGTTGCGATGATCTCATCACCTCGGTCAAGAGTAGCCTTGTTTGCGAACCCCTCAATGAAAGTGGCCCCACCCTTTTGCTTGATGCTAAAGGTGTCCATAGAGGCCAGCTTCTTCACTACTTTGTTGTTCCGCTTCACATCCATGCTTATACCCCTAAAAAATCTTCGTCATCCGGTGCTACCAATAACAGCGTGCATCGGCAGTTGACTACATCCTCAGCCTGTCTTGACTTTATATCTCTAGGGTGACGCAGGCCGTTGCTGAATTTAGCATTGGCATCAATAATATCACCATCCAAAGCTCTGTGCGAGTCCCTAACCCTATCATCCCCCGACGTTAACCACGACTTCTTTAGCCCCGGAATAACCTCCAGCGCGTTCTCTACAGCCCCCGCTTGGCCTATAGACACGGCAGTCAGCGTCTCCGTCCTAGCAATCATCTCGGCTTTGCCAGCCAGTTCTCCGGGTGTCCCTAGCTCCTTAGCAACTCGCCTCATGATCGCCGTTATGCTCTCCCCGCGCTTCTGTCCTTGCGTGATTTGACGCATTATGCGCTCGGTGTGCGTCTTGCTTATGCTCTCAAAAGACTCTATGCCCCTGGCCTCTAGGATCAACCTACGCTTCTCAGCATCACGAGCGCCCAGTGTCGCCACCTCTTGACGGGCTTCGGCGTTGAACACCAGGTCCAGTTGTTGGTCAAACCCAAGGTCCACGCTTGATTCTAGAGTCCTTGCCACATCAGTAGTCCAACTCTCCTCGAACTGCTCAGATATGGCACGCATTATCCTTCTGGTCAGCACCTTGTCAGAAGGTAGGTCATCCTGCTTGATATCTTTGAATGACTTCAACGCAGCTATTACCGTCTCAATCGCAGCAGTGGTCATCCCCACTAGCAGCTCCACAGCCGTCTCGGCTAGCTTGATAATCTGGCGCTGCTCCTCATCTGCCAGCTGCTTAGTAACGTGTGCCCTGAAGTCCTCCACCTTAGCACTAAGCTGGATCTTCCTAACACCCTTCTCCTCGGCTTCGTCGGCCTCCTCGGCATCCTCAGCTGGTGAAGGTGATGCCTGTGCATTTGCATGGAAAGCATTGCTCCTCATAGTCGCTAGAGGAAACGGGGTATCCGCTGCCTCATCTTCATATATATCAACTTCCCAAACCTGCTGCCTGACCTCATTGAGCGATAGGCCACCCTCTAGCATCGCCTTTGCAATACCAGCCTTTGCGTGCAGATCATCTTTGAGAGCTGCTACATCAGACAAATCGAACTGAAAGAAGCGATCCTCCCCAAGCTCCATCTGGAAGTGCTTGGTAAGAATACCGGCTATCCGGTTCATGGTAGGCTTGAGTGTAGACTCCCAGAAATTGCGAAGGGCAATACGATGCTCCTCTGATCCCAAGCTCCCGGCAGTCTGTAGCCCCAGCTCGTGCTTGGGTACCTTCAGGAGTCCGAGCAGTGTTTCCCTGTTTGTGTTGATGTGATCTAGGAGTTTTTGATCGGCTAGGGAGTGTGTCAGAGGTGTTGCCTTAACACCTTTGGGCAGCACAAGAGTACGCCTGGTGTTCTTCCTGCCCTGATACGCCTGCTCGAAGCTCTTGAGCTGCCGCAGAGCCACGTCTTCATTAACCATTCGGTCCAAGGATAGTGCCAGCCCTGGTGTCGCTTGCTTCAAGTAGAACGCATTCAGGTAGTCGCTTGAATACCTGTTGAATAGGATCGACTTCCTGCCCGCTATAAACGGAGAAAGCCCCCATAGTAAGCTGTTAGGGTTCGGTCTGCGAGTGTGTACGATATCCTTTACGGCGAATTGCTGCATGGCCTGAGCTGTTTGTTCACCTTCATTTGCTGAGGACATCGCATAGTTTTTAACTTTGCCCTTATTGTCAAATTCAATCGTCAGGTTCTCAGTAGGTAGCACAAGCATCTGCCCGCTACTCGGCGCATTCCACACGATGCCGTTGCCCATGAGCGTATCTTCGACCACCCAATTATACATGAACTGAGCATAGTCCTGCCACTCGTTGGGCTGCCTCAGTAGCTCGTTTAGGGGATGCTCCACGTCAGGCTCAGTAACCATGTTGCCATCGCGCATCTCTTTCTGCATGACCACCAAGGGCTGAGAACTGATCTTGTTGGCTATCAGATCCACGACGATGTAAACCCAGTCCTCTGAAAAGAAGAGGCTCTTAAGAAGCTCTCCCTCCATCCATGCCGATATCTCTTCTCGCCATATCTCCGTTGAACTACCGCCGCCGCCGCCGTACTGGGATAGATCAAACGACTTACCTACGTACTCTTCCAAGCCACGTGCTACCTGCATCTGATCCCGTAGTTGTATTACCTTGCCTTTTTTGGGAGCTTTAGTCTCACTCATAACACAACCCTCTAAAACGGTGAATCGTCGCTGTCCATCTTCAGATCAGTATACCACTTATCCACCGATAGTTTGGAGTCTGGTAAATCCTCAAGAAACTGTAGCTTAAAATCAGAGGCGTACTCTTGTATTGCACTGTTTGCCAGCATCAGACTCGACACAATATCATCATGCATCCCCGTAGGAGCTGAGTACTTGAAATTCCCAGAGTCGCTAGTGGTCACTTCGTAGCTCTCCAATTCCTTAAGCATATCGGGCCAGTTAGCCAGTATGATACCCTTTGTCTCAAAAGTCAGCATCAACTGATTTACCATCGCTGATTTACTCTGGTTCGTAAACACCAGCCCCTCAAATGGGAAATCAAACTGTCCTAGCATGTCGTCTATTGCTTCACCTACACCAGTTCTATCATGCTTTACTAGGATGATGTTCTTAAACTTCTTTATGAACTTGTATAGTTCACCCAAAGCTTCCACGTACCCAATACCTTGGAACCGCATGAACCCCAGCATCTTGGGTACGCCCGCACCAGAGGAGAGCGCAGTGAAAACCGTGTAGTCCTGCTTCTTGGCCCAGTCAACCCCGATCACCACGTCGTGCTTAAGCGCATCCGGGTGGATCCAGTACTGCGTTGCGCCGTACAGATCATCGAGAGGATCCCCCTCGACGCAGTCACGAAACCCCACGAAGGTTGAGCCGTCATCGAGGAATTCAGCCATATAGTACTGCTGGAACAACCTATGCGAGAGCGAGCCCTTCGCCCGTTCTACTACCGCAGGATCAATGTACGGGTTGTCAAGCGTGCTGGCCGTGATGAATGCCTGCTCGGGAGTCTTGCCCGTCTTGAACGCCCACTCCATGTGTTCTTTGGCTTCCATCGCTCCTTTGTAGAAGTGGTTCTTGCCGAAGGGGGTACTGATGAACATCTCAGGCCCACCAGTGAACGTGAGTGTGGTCCCAGCGGACACGTAAGCGGCGTAAGGGCACTTTGCAGCCTCATCGAATATGTGGCCATTGATTCCGCCCCCCTCCATGCTCTTGGGGTCCTTACAGTGCCAGAATTCGATCTTGGATTGGATCTTAGGTAGGTCAATGTACATTTTGCCATCATGGAACTTGGAGTGCGGCTCGGGAGGCAGCATCCCACGGAAATACTCCATCCCGATGCGAGCCTGGTCGTAGATCGGTGCGATCCACCGCCACTTGGTACGGGGTCGATTCAGCAGCACGTTGGACATGCACACCGAGGCGCTGATTGATTTCCCAAATTTGGTCCCACATGAAACATAGAGCTTCTTCAAGCCCTTAGTGTTGAACGCATTCATGATCAGCTGCTGCTTCTTTGAGTGCGCTTCGGGGAACTTGACCTTGACTTTTACACTATTTCCCAAGTGTGCCTTCCTCTTTGTGAATGCTCTGCAACAAGGTCCCATCGTCCTGAACTTCAGTCTCGTAGGTCACATCAACAATCTCGTACTCATGCTTATCAGCAACTTTGCCAATAGTCCGCTCCAGAAGGAAGTTGATCTTGCTCTGATCTCCATGCTTGATGGCATTGACAGCCACGCTCGCCAGCATCATCTCAAGAGCAGGAACTTCCATGTTCGTAGACAGGTCGATCAGTTCTTGCGGCGTCATGTCCACAATCTTCTGAATCAAGCGCCTCATGTCCGACTTTGTCATGAGCTTGACTTCTTTGAGGTTGTCCCTGATTTTGGGCCTGCCTTTTTTATTGCCGCTGACCCCCGGACGAAAAGGCTTCAGGTTCTGGGGGTTTCCTTTTGGGTTAGCCATACTCTCTACCCTCTTCCTTAGCCTTAGCCCTTCGCATACGCTGCCTCATATTAGTGTAATCTCTGCGCTTTATCCGCATTATATAATCACATTCTTTACATCTTCCGGTTCCTCGATCATGGCCACGCTTGCATATACTCGGAATAGAATACACATTATTTTCTAACGTAGTACATACTTCCAAATGCTCTGGGTTAACACATGCTGGGGTTTCACACAGATGATTTATGACTAGTCCCAAGGGGATAGGCGCAACAAAATTTCCATACGACCACCGATGCGCAAGTACACTCTTGCTTTTTCCATCAGGCCCATTAAGCGTAAAGCGTCCATACCCTTCTTTGAACGTTTTTGCTTTGTACGCAAACTTGCTGGCTGTCCAAAACCAACAAGTATCAGTCTTATCTACATGCGACAAAAATCTTTCTTCCAACGACATTTCTAATTTGGAAGGAAGATGAACAACCATGCCTCTACGTAAACGGTTGTAGTGCTTGGTACAGTATCCCTTTGCTACATGTTTATTCTCACATTTAGGTACGCTACAACCCCTCACGTTTCTCTGTTCCTTTCATTGTTTTAGTAGTGCTTTTAGTCGAAGCCCCCGTTTCTAGGGCGTTTTCCAGTAGGGTTTGTAAGTCACTACGGGAATCTATGTACTCGTAAAAAGCAACGTACATGAGCTCGCCCTTACTTTGCTGAGTCAAAGCAGCAGCCACCGTCAGCCTCTTGTCTGTACTCGGATCAATGCGCATGTTGAATTGCTTACTCTTCATATTCTACAATGTATATCCAGATATACATGCTGTAAAGTAGATTTTAGGGTAAGCGCCAGTAGGTGAAGTGATATTCTGGACTCGGGCGAGGCTACATAGTCCTAGGTGTAGCTGGACTGATCAACCTAGCGAGTTTTAACTGCGGCTCGCTCCCTGCAAATAGCTAACCCCACCACAATGGCAGGGCTAGCTAAACTTGCATGATCCCCCGGATCGCGCTCGGCCCCACGAGTTTACCCCAGCTCTCTCCCAAAGTTCCCCCAAAAGTATCATGATTAATATTTAAGCAGCTGGCAAATCAGGCGCAGGACACCAGGACAGAAGTGGGGGGTTTCCCCATAGGGTTATATTTTTACTCCCCCCAGTGTGTGTGTGTGTATTATATATAATGTTCCTCTACTATGTAAAAAATGCTGTCCTCCTGTCCTATATCCTTCCAAAAAAATGAAATCATTGACAAAATTGGAGGACTGCATTTTTTTATTTGATGTCCACAGGACTGCATTTTGCTGTCCCAAACAGGTAAAAAGCGTGGATAATGACGAAATGCTCAAAAACTATGCAAACCCTGTGTATAACTTTATTTTCAAACTGTTTGGAAAAACAGTGATATTGCTGTCCCTGCTGTCCTGCTGTCCACACTCCTGGTCTTTCAAACAGTGTGGAAAAAGACGATATTGCTGTCCCTGCTGTCACATTTTCGAAGTTATCCACAGCCCCCGCACCGTGAAAACCGCATTATTTTGTCACCACAGCCTGGTATTTTGTAGAGATTAGTGTTCTGGATTTTAGAGAAGATGATGCTCTAGACAAAGAAAAGGCTGGCGAGAGGAGCCCCCCGCCAGCCAACCACAACCTGCTATCCAAAAGTCTGAATACTCACTCCTTGCAAGCCTCGTACTCTCTTCTGATTCACCACGGGTCTTTTGTAGCGTCTCTCGTACCCCGGCACAAGTTTCCTGAGTGTCTTCGCAAACTTCTGCATGGTGACTGGGTACCCGCCGTCTGACTGTACCTCAAACTTGTAGTTGTCATACATGGTGCGCATTGGTGTGAAGTTCTCATCATAGCCTCCATTGGTATGAACAGTCATATTCTCCCCAAACCATCTGAAAACGGTATCGTTATCCAGCCTGTAGTCCTCCAGCGCATCGTCAATCTGTGCAGATGTAGAGAATTTCTGCTGCTTAATGAGGCGCTGGTATCCCGCCATCACCAGATTGAATATGCCACTGAGCTCCTTCTTCAGCTTCAGCCCTATATGGGGATCATACCCTGGCATATCCTTGGTAAACGTGGCGTTGAAGGGCACGACGATGAGCCGTCTCCAGTACCCGTAGCTAGTATCTGTTGATCCCGGCAGCTCGTTAGCCGAGAAGATGAGCTTGGCTAGAGATTTGAAGAAGTAGGGCTCCTTGTAGGGTGCCCGAGCCTGCACCTCGTCTCCCGTAGCGAGTGACTTGAAGAGACTGTTATCTGCCATGGCTTTGGTGGGGGTTTCCTCAGAGATATTGAACAGCTTTCCATCAAGCCCCTGGCGATTGTACTCTGATTCGTTGAGCTGCTTCATGGCGTAGCTGGTGTAGTTGCCGTACCCAGCCAATTCTCTGAGAATGTCCAAGAGCGTGGATTTACCGTTGGCTCCGTCTCCGACTAAAAGTAGTGCTTTTTGTGTCCAGCAGTCATCGTTGGAGAGGGCGTACCCCATGAACTCTAGTAGTACGTTGATTCTGGCTTGGTCGTTCTCTGTGATCATTCCCAGCATCTTCTCAAACGATGGGGCCTTTGCTGTGGGATCATAGCTATATGGTAGGACGTATCGGAAGCCCATGTCTGGGTCGTGGGGCATGAAATTGTGAGACCGGACATCCAGGTATCCATTTTTGAAATTGATCTTGCCTTTGGTCCTCTCGGTCCACCAGTCCATTGTTTTCAAATTAGACCTGGCGACCCGCGCAGCAAATTCCTTGGTCATGTTGGATCTAGCAGCTGGGTTGAAGTGGGTCTGAGCAAACTCTTCGAGACGGAGCCTCCCCATTGACTCGTAGTGGTCCTTGCTCCAGATGTGCACCATGCCGCTGTCGTCCAGTCCTTTGTAGGTAGTGTCCCTGGCAAAGAACCTGGCGAGGTCTTCGTAGTTGGGGGTTGGCTTGCCTTTCCCAGTAAACGGCTGGTTATGGAAACCAGTATGTTCGGTGGGGATGGCGTCCTTTCCTCTGAGGAGGATGGGTGAGGAGACTTTGTCCTTGTTGTCGCATTGTCCACAACCTGTCCACATGCTGTTGATATTGTCGCAAGTCCTTGGGCCGCTTGACTCCAGGGCTTGTTCAATTTTTTGGTCAGTCTCGTCTGGGTCGTAGCCCTTGTAGCCCTTGGATAGCTCATGGGACCACTCGTACCCATCCTTGGTTGACTCGTCGTTCATCCTGCCTGTGATCGACAGAGCGGCATACCACTGGTGTTCTGAGATCTCATTGGGCCTCGTCTTGCAATGCTTCAGGAAATCACACCCATCCATAATGGCTGTGGAGTCAACCCTGGGGTATTTCGCAAGAACCCTGATGTTCAGCTGAGCGGTCTCAGATATGTCGGGGAGGCCGCTGATAGTCTTGAGGTTGAATTCGAGGGGGGTTATGTTACTCTGCATCAGTTCCGAGAGGACGTCTACTTTACTGGGCTTTCGGTTGATGGTACGTGGTAAGCGCAAGATGCGGCGGGGTTCAAATATCGTCGTGTCTGTGCTTCCTATCAGCCCCGCATCGAACATCGCCTTGTTGATCTGGGTGCAGACAGCTTTGTAGTGTGGTTTCAGGGATTTGAATTCTTCCTTGGATGTGATGGGGGTTTTGATCCCGATAAGAAAGTGGAGACCATGACCGCTACTGACAATACCCACCTCGGAGCGTGATAGTTTAAGGCGAGATAGTATAACTTCAATGTAGCTTTCGAGATACTTCTTGTTGATGCCGTCGATATCAAAGGCGATGACCGAGAGGCTGTCAAACTCTCTTTTCCCCTCTTTGCAATTGGCCAGCGTATAGAATAGGTTCCACCTGTCTTGCTCCGGTATTTTTTGTAGTACCCCATCCAAGTTATGGAAAAGATCGGGCACTGACTTCGCTCTCCAATATTTCTCGTGAAACGCATCATAGGTTATCTCCTTGCCATCTTTTGAATCTTTGGGGATAAACTTCCGTAAGCCTAGAATCTGGATCATGTAGCTTTACTCCTATGCTAGCAGTTATGATTGTGGGATATCAGTGTTGACCAAAAACGTGGTATATGTCAAGCAGAAGAAAAGTGCTTGCACACCTCTAGGCAGCATGCTACCAATGTGCCTGGTGCTTGGCACTGTGTAACAAAGTTTTAGGAGACATGTTGTGACGGACAAAACCCCAGATAATCTACTCTACCCAAGAATGGCTAAAATGGCAGAAGGATACGGGATTAACCACGTGCTGGTTTCTTGCGGGATGCTTTTGAAACATGCCGTACTCCACGTACCTCCTCCCCATGTGCGAGGAGCCATCGAGTTCATCCACCAAGTAGCCAATGACGTAAAAAGTGAATACGAGCGCAAGTATCAAATCAGTCTAGATGAGGATAGTGAATGAAAAAGATATATCTCGACGCAATCAGCACGTTCGGAGTGGAGGCGCAGCTTAACCAAGTCAAAGAAGAAGCTGCTGAGTTGATTGTAGCCGTATCGCACTACCAAAGAGAGCGGATAGGGCTTGTAGAGATCGCAGACGAGATAGCCGATGTAACAATCATGTTAGAGCAGCTGGTGTTGCTTCTGGATGCTGAGCAGCTGGTGGGATCTATAAAGATTATCAAGTTAGACAGGCTACGTGAGTCAGTCGATAAGCACAGAGGAGAGAAAGATGGATACGAATGAATGGCTGCGGAAACTCCAGGATCAACAAGCACTAATTCGGATGTTTCAATCAGCAGTCAAAAGTAAGTGGAAGAATGACATGCCAAAGCAACTTATAGAACCGATGGAGATGGCGGAAAAGATGCTTGAACCCAAGGAGGAACCAGTCCTAATACCACTTAGTAACGCTGCTGGGATGTGGGTAGAGACGGATGACCCCGACCCATGTGACCGCCACTACGATGCTTACGTAGACAGAAAGCTGGAAGAGAGTGCATGCATATTATGAATATGGATTTTGTGGAGATATGGACTGTATCAGCTACAGGGGTGGTCGTGTACGCACTACTGGTTGAGAGCGATAAGTTCAAGCATAAACTCCTGGGAATAACAGGTTTTATAGTAATGGTTGGTGTGCCCTTCGGAAGAGTGTGGGGCTGGTGGTAATACTACTGGGATGTAGGAGGAAGCTAATGAGTGAGATTGAAAGAAAAATAAGGATTGAGCTAGAGCCTTGGGAAGTGGCCAAGGGGTTCTGCGACCTGAATAACGACCAACAGGCTATGTTCTTCAATGAGGTATTTCGAATAACATCGCAGTGGGGTCCAGGAGGGTTTCCTAAACAACTTGGAATGGTACGCACCAGCACCAACATAGCGCCAGGGGGTTTGAGTATTATGAGAGAAATAGGAGAGTATGGGAATGACGAGAGAGAAGCTTGAAGTAGTTGTAATGCCTCTCGGAAGAGTGTGGGGCTGGTGGTAATAATTTTTTGTAAGGAGAAGACATGGAAGCAGTAGAAACAGTGGAAACAGAAGCAAACAACAAGAACTACAAGCACAACTACTATGTAGTTAATGTTGTGGAGGAGCTTACCGGGAAGCGGGAAGCGGAGAAGTGGATCAACGAATATGTCTTGCCTGAGAACACGATCATCATCAAAGGCAGAGAGATCGAGACTACCGAGAAAGTAACAAAAGTCTTGAACTAACATTTTTTAAGAACAGCTGGTGTACGCCAGCTGTTCTTTTTGGGGGGCAGGAAATGATCAGTGATGCGCGGATCAAAGAGATTGAAGAGGACATGTTTGAGACTATTGACTGGAGAGATAGTGCTGCCAGCAATGTTATGAGTGAGCTACTAGAAGAACGCAAGCAGCTAGTGGCGATTGCTGAGGCTGCTGAAGATTTCGGTCGAGTGTGGGCGGAAGGTACCGACGCAGGAATGGAACGCAGCAGAACGCTACGGGCTTTGAAAGCTTGGAAGAACGAGGAGGCAAAATGATTAGTAGAGATAGGCTAGAAAGTATTGATGAGACTATGCGTCGGTACGCTAGCCACAATCATTATGACGTGCATATCTTGATTGCGATAGTCAAAGACCTATTGGCCGAGCGCCGGGGGTTGATAGATAGAGGAGATGGGTTCAAAAAGTCATCCGCAACATGGCAGAGCAATTACCAGAAGCTAAAAAATATGGTTGAACAGCATATTGAAAAGGGTAAGGGCGAGATGATGGAGCAAGGAAAATGAAATACCTCGTAACCCCATGGGCACACCAGCTGAAGTCAATAGAGAAGGCAGCTACCATGCCTAACTATGCGCTGTTTTTTGAAATGGGGTGCCTGTCCAGAGACACTAAAATAAAAGCAAATATTAATGGATGCTCCAGAGAGTACACCATTGAAGAGTTCTACAGGAAATGGAATAAAGTTGAGCTTAGCGAAAGAGAGAACGGGTTTTCGGGAGTTGCTAGAATCAGAGCATGGAAAGAAGACCATGTAGGGCTGCATAAAATAGTGGGCGTTATAAGGTCAGGCGAGAAAGAAGTATATGCATTAAAAGTTAAAGGACAACCTAGGCTTAAGCTAACAAAGGATCATCGTATCCTCACAAAAAGAGGATGGGTTGAGGCGGGGGATCTGCTTGAGGATGACCAGATAGCTTGTGATAGAACAACCAAGCACCAAAAAAAGAAAACCAAGGTTCAGGGGAGAAAACCTAGATACAACTACCTTCAAATAGGCAAACACCACCCCTATGGGCACAACACCACGGGTTATAAAGGTAAGTCCATACGCAGAATCGAGAAGCACAGAGCCATATATGAAGCCAATCTAAATAAGAAAACTTTAGTGGAGTTTCAAGAAGCTACAAAAAACAAACTAGCAGCTAGTAAACTGGAGTTTGTAGACCCAGGTAAATATCATATCCACCATGTTGACCATGACCACAAGAATAATGACGTAAGCAACCTTGCAAAACTATCAGCTAAAGATCATTTGTCCATGCACAGCAAGGGTTATGTAAATTTCTCCCATGGTACATTAAGCTGGGCACGTATGGAGTCTTTCAAAAAAGTAGGCGTAGAAATGACCTACGATATATCGTGCGCTTCTCCTTACCATAATTTTGTGGCTAATGGAATTGTAGTTCACAACTGTGGCAAGACGGCTACTGCCATCAACATACTGAGGAAGAAGTACTACGAGCATGGCCGCATCCTAAGAACCCTGGTGCTATGCCCACCCGTCGTTAGGACAAACTGGAAGCGTGAGTTTGCCATGCACGCATCGGGTAAGGTAGCAAAGCACAGCGTGGTACTAGAGGGCAGCGGAGTGAAGCGAGCAGCTACTTTTGACAAGCATGCATTCAGTCCACTGGAGGGCAAGTTGAATGCGATATTTATTACCAACTACGAATCCCTGACCATGGAAAAACTGTGGCGGCTTCTGAAGCTATGGGGACCGGAGGCGATTGTATTCGATGAGTCACACAAGCTCAAAAATTATAAGACCAAACGTACCAAGTTGGCGACGGAGCTCGCGGATCAAGCAGCGTGTAAGCTCATCCTTACGGGGACACCCATACTCAACAGCCCTATGGATATTTGGAGCCAGTATCGTATTCTCGATGGTGGTGAAACATTTGACCGCAACTTCTTCGCCTTCCGAGCCAGGTACTTCGTAGACAGAAACGCCGGGATGCCAAAACAGAAGTACTTCCCTGACTGGCGTCCAATTCAAGGGCTCGGCGGGATACTCCACGCCAAGATCTATAAGAAGGCTGCTCGGGTACTCAAGAGCGAGTGCCTAGACCTCCCTCCGCTTGTCAGAAAGCGTATCGAGGTGGAGATGTCAGCCGACCAGAAGAAGCTCTATACGGACATGGCTAAGAGCTACATCGCCTATCTGAATGACAAGGCATGCGTTGCCACTATCGCTCTGACTCGGGGCCTCCGTCTCCAGCAGATAATCAGTGGGTTCTTCG